GCCCAAATTAGCGAAGGACTTGTTCGCAATGCTGCTGTTGAAATGTACACAATTTTTCATGGCAATTCAGTTAAGACTAATGATAAATTGCTTGCTTACTTGCAGGGAAAAATGGGAGAAGCACAGGCAAAGATTGCTGAACGCGCCAGTAAGCGCTCTAAGTTTGCTCCTGAACCTAATGCTGAAAAAGCAAAGAAGCAGGCTGGATTTGAGGCAGAGATTTCAAATGCTGCCTATCATGTGCGTGAAACACCATTTGCTGATTACGAAGTATTGGTTAAAGATAACCTTATTGAAGGCGCATTAAAGACTTCTTATGATTTTCCACGTCTTATTAACACAGCAAAGCAAGCATTTGAAACATATAGCAGTATCCCTTGGGAAATGATGGACCGTCAGTTAACTGACTTCTATCGTGCTGATGCGTTTACTATTAAGTTGCTACAACAGCGCAAGATTATGTCAGCAGATGAAGCCAACATGGTTCAACGCCTAGTTAAAGAGGGCGTTAGAAAAGATGATGCCCTTTTGCAGGCTGATATTTACTTTGATAACCGTGCTACAGCAAATGCTGCCGATGAACTACTTAAGTATGCAGATAACCCTAATATCCGCACACAGTTAGCCTGGAATGGGCGTGCCGTTGGCAAGTTCTACCGTGCTACTGAGGATTACGCAAAGCGTATGGCTCGCTATTTAGCGGCACATCCAGATAAAGTTATCTATCGTTTAGGTCATACATCACAGGCTATGAGTGGCTCTGGTGTTGTTTATACAGACGATAATGGTACATCATATGTATTGATTCCTAATGATGGAATTATATGGCGCTCAGTTGCGCCTGCATTTGCAGCCATTATGAATCCATTCCGTGCGGCAACACAGGTTGCACGTGGTAACTGGGACTTCTTTAAGCAACCAGCATGGAACCAATCAACACTTAAGATTTCATTACTAAATCCATCATACGCTGAGGGTTCTGGTGTCCCATCTCTTACTGGTCCTACTATGGCTATACCAGTACTTGGGGTAAAGGCTTTATTAGGTTTATCTGATGACCCAAGAATAAAAAACATTGGTGATAATTTAGATAATTGGATACTTGGTCCACAATCAGATAATACTACATGGGCACGTGCACTTGTTCCAGGTAATTTACTTAACATTTGGGGTCAATACGATAAAGAGCACAAGACTGCTGTTGAAGCCAGTACATTAGTACAGGCTGCTGCATATCTACAGGCTAATAAGGCAACACGTATGTTGCCTGCTGACTGGGGCAATGCTGAGAAAGTTGAGCAATGGTATGACTGGTTGCGTCTTCAGGCTCACAATGTAGTATCAGTTAAACTTGGATTTAATACAATAAGCGGTGCTCCTATTGGCTCAACGGAACCAAACATACCAGAAGAGTTACGTCGTGCTGGTATTGTTACATTCCGTCAGGAATTTAGCGATATACTTCGTGCAGTATTAGATGTTAACTCTAAGTATGGTTATCAATTAGGAGACCCTATTGGTACTGCTGTATCTATGTTTGCGGCAAACTACCCTGATAAGACTGTATATACAGTAAGTCCTAATACTAAGTCGGCTCAATTGGCTATTAACTACACCAATGAAACTAAACAGTGGGTCATGAAGAATGGTCCATTGCTTGATAAGTACGGTGATGTAGCATTTGTATTTGCTCCGCATGTAGGCGAGTACGACCCGTCTGTTGTTAAGTATCTTGAAGCAGCGGACCTTATTGCTACAAAAAGCAGTCCATTTGATTTAAATGGTGCACAGTTAAAGAAGTATCTGGTTACTATATCAGTTGCCAAGGCTCGCAATGATTACTATAACGTTGACCGCGAACTTCAGCGTAAATTAAATGACCCTAACAACCCAGAGCGTAACAGAGCAACATACCGTCAAGAAGAGATTGCTAATGCTAAGGCAGTTAAGGCTAATATGTTGGCTGTTAATCCAGCGCTTAAAGAGGTATTAGGTACCTCAGCATTTGATACACGTCAGGCTTTGGCTAAGCGATTTAACCACTTAGACCAGTTGGTTAATAGCAAACAGTTTAGCAAATACCTTCCAGAGACTGCTTCATATATTCTTTCAGAGCAAATGCTACCGCTTGCAAAGCGCGTAGTTGCTGTACTAGAAGATGTCAACATTCGTTCTCAGTTTAATGGAGAAGAAACAATTCAAGCAGAATTAACTAATGGATTAACAAATCTAAAGAAATATGCAGCGGGTAACGCTGCTTTATCTGAGGCATTTGATTCAATCATTTCTCCATACCTTAATGATTTATATACAATTCCAACCGTAGCGATGGGTAGATAACAATGGCAGTTCCTAAACCAAAGAAGAATCCAAAGCCAGTACCAACATCTGCTGCTAATGCTGAAACAAAACTAGGTGGCAATCCTAATCAAAAAGCACCAGTTGAAGCACCGTTGGTTGGTGAGCAAAATCAACTGCCAGTAATTAGCAATGGTGTTTCTACTGATTGGTCTGCATTTACCAATGGTGGTTTAGTATTAAACTCTGGTTCTACTACAGGTGGAGTACAGACTGCGCCATATGTTTCAGCAGTGGCTACACCAGGTGGACAGCCAAAGGCTGTGGTAATTCTTCCAAGTGCAGATGGCTCTGGTTATTATATTCAAGACCTTGATAAAATAGTCCAGGATAGTATGACTGGTTTAACAGCCAGTAATATCCAAAACTACAAGGCTCAACTCCGCGCATACTACCCATCTGATAAAGCATTTAGAACATCATATGCCACCAAGGATAAAGATGTTTCTTTTCAACAGGCTGTTAAGCGTGCCCTTTCAGAGGTATCTGTATCTAACTTTAACTCTGGTGCATTAAATGCTGCAGAAAAGAAAAAGAACCCCAGTGCTCCTTTAGCACAAAATCTTTATACATTTGATTCATATGTATTATCTCGCCCGCAAGTAGCAACTCCTACTACAAGTAGTGAACGTACTGGTGGATTAACCATGCGTGCCGACGCATTGGCTGAGTTCTATCGTACTGTTCAGCAGTATGTTGGTGACCCAGCATTGGTTAATAACCTACCTACATTGGCTGAAGCCTACTGGGAAAAATTGCATAATGCTGAAATGCAACGGCAATCATCTAGTTTTAGCAAGACAGACATATTTGGTAACCGTGTAAGTTCAGGTGTTTCATATACACAACTTACAGAAGTAGACCGTCTTGAAATGCGTATTGGTTTAATTACTAAGGGCGGTCAGGTTAAGAATAAGCAAGGTACTGTGCAAAAAAGTACTGGCATTATGGGCGTAAAGCCAGATGCATTGCAAAGGTCTGGCGGTCTTATCGGTGACACATACACACAGTTAACAGAACATGCTTACGAAATGGGCATACCAGTAGACCAGATTAACCTTATTGACCGTGCAGCCAAAGCAATTATTCCTGGTGGCTCAGTAGATGAGCAGAAGAAAAGCATGACACAGGCATCAAAAGTTTACTATCCATTCCTAGCGCAATCAATTGATTCAGGTTTAAAGGTTAGTGATATTGCCGCTACCTATCAGCGCAAGAAAGAAGCAGAGTTAGAACTTACAGCAAACTCTGTAAACATCTTTGATGACAGCGTGCAGAAAGCCTTGCGTTATGACAAGGGACCAATGAATGAAAATGATTACATTGCAACCATTCGTCAAGACCCTAACTGGCGTTATACAAAGAAAGCCAATGAAGCATCTGCTGGATTTATTAATACAATTCTTAAAACATGGGGGAAGGTGGGCTAATGGCGCAAACAACTGCACAAAAGAAAGCAGCAGCGCTAGCCGCTGCAAAAAAGGCTCAGCAATTAGCAACCCTTACTAATAAAGTTGCTAAAAAAGTTGGCACCGCTACAGCACAAGAGACTGCTACATCTTCGGCTAATAAAGCAAACGCAATGATTGAGACTGCAAATGCCATGCCTAGCAAACTTAAGACTGGTACTATAGAAAATGCAGATGGTACATTTACAAATGTTTTTGAAGATGGTACTTATGAAATAGTAGGTACTCCTATTGACCCATTGCAAACTAAAGAAGGCAATGAGCGTCGTGATGCTTTTGCTTCTATCCGCAAGGTAATGCTCACATATGGATTTACCGAAGCAGAAATGAAAGAGATTGATTCCTATATTTCGGGTGTTCTTACTAATCCCCGTATTGGACCAGAGCAGGCTATCATTGATATGCGTGGTTTGACTTCATATAAAACACGTTTTGCTGGTAATGAAACTCGCGTTAAAGCAGGAATAAATGCTTTGAGTGAAGCAGACTACCTAGCACAAGAAGATTCTTTTCTTCAATATCTTACTGCTGGCGGTGTACAAAACTTAGGTAGCCGTAAGTTATATGCGGACCTTATTGGTGGAGCAGTAGCACCTGATGAGGTTGGTAAGCGTATTAACATTGCGGTAGACCGTGTACAAAAAGCAGACCCTGAAATTAAAAAACAATTAAAAGCATTCTATCCTGCTATTACAGATGCTGATTTGGTGTCTTATTTCCTTAAACCAGACCAAGCGCTTGTTGACTTAGAGCGCAAGGCTACTGCCGCAGAAATTGGTGCAGCAGCATATGGCAAGGGCTTTAACATGGGTTCAACTGCAGACGAGATTGCAGTATATAAGAAGTCTGCTGAAGATTTGGCAGCGTTTGGTGTTGACCGTGCTGCAGCCCTTCAGGGCTACGGCAACGTAGCAGAGGTGCTTCCATCTGCTAAGAATCTAAGTAGCATTTATAAAGAAGCAGGCATTGACTACAACCAGGCAACTGGTGAAGCCGAATTCTTTAAGGGTGACACAAGTGCAATTGAAAAGCGTAAGCGATTAAAGTCACTAGAGAGAGCACAGTTCTCTGGTGAGTCTGCCGTAGGTTCAGGAAGTTTGAGCCGTACAACACAGGGCAGTTTCTAAATAGAATCCCGACTCGGACCGACCAGCCCCGAGCGGTGTAAAAGACTGGGAGTAGAAGCCAGCCTAGTTTCCCCGAACTAGACCTGTGGTCTGCGATTCAACTAATGAAATATGGGAGGACGGTTGCTATGAGCAACAACTACTGGGATGAAGACGATGACGAAGATACAACAACCAACACAATGGAAGACGATAACGGCATTAAGCAGTTACGTAAAGCCAAGCGTGCTGATGAGAAACGTATCAAAGAACTTACCGAGCAATTGGAAACGTTTAACAAGGCGCAACGTGAGTCAGTTATTAAGAAAGTCCTAGAAACAAAAGGCGTGAGTCCAAAGGCTGCACGCTTGATTATGAACGACCTAACAGAAGTATCAGAAGACACAGTTGCAAACTGGTTAGATGATAATGCTGAGGTGTTTGGACTTCAAGCAGCACCAAAGGAAGATGCCACGAATAACATTGACCGTGCGGCGTTACGCCAGCAGGACATTGTTACTCAACAGGCTATCACGCCTGACCGTGCAGATGATGCATTGCTTCGTCTCAACAACGCTTCTAGCGCTGATGAGATTATTGCGATGATTCATTCTGGCGATTTTAATTAAACAACCGAACTAATACCCTCATAAGGAGGTGCAAAAAACATGGCTAATGCATATACAACCACAGGTTCGTCGTCTCTCGGCGGTACAATTGGTGGTGCTGGTCTCGTACAAAAGGCGTATGACCGTCTTATCGAGTTCGCACTCCGTGCTCAACCACTTATCCGCTCAGTAGCAGATAAGACCCCAGCCAAACAAAGCATCCCTGGTTCATCTGTTGTCTTGCAGCGTTACGTAGACCTTACAAAGGTTACTTCAACTCTTACAGAAACAACTGACCCAGATGCAGTCGCTCTGGCTACACCAACATACACAACTATTACTCTTGCAGAGTATGGTAACGCAGTACTTGTTACACGCGCTTTGGAACTCTTCTCACTTGCAGATGTAGACCCAGCAGTTGCTAACATCATTGCGTTCAACATGGCAGACTCAATTGACGATGTTGCACAGACAGTACTACGCGGTGGAGACAACGTTCTTCGCGGTGGAACTGCAGGCTCAACAGCGGCGCTTGCTTCATCAGACGTATTCACTTCAGCACTTGCTCGTAAGACAACTGCTAAGTTGCGTGCAAACAAGGCTATCCCACGTAAGGGTTCACTTTACTGGGCAGGAATCCACCCAGAAGTTTCACACGACCTTCGTGCTGAGACTGGTGTAGGTTCATGGCGTCAGCCACATGAGTACTCAGCAGCAGATTCAATCTGGGCTGGAGAAATTGGTACATACGAAGGTGCATTCTATGTAGAATCACCACGTCTGTACAACGACACAGTTGGTGCTGCTAAGTCAACATCAACAACAACAACTTCTGCTTCATCAGCAGTTGGTGCTACAACTCTTACAGTTACATCATCTTCAGGTATTCTTGTTGGTGACACTGCTGCAGGAACTAACGTTCCTACAGGTGCACAGGTAACCGCAGTTAGCGGAACAACTGTAACAATTGATGCTGCTATTGTAACTCAGGTTACATCTGGTACATCAGTTACATTCACACACGATACACGCGTGTTCAATACTTACTTTGCTGGACAGCAAGCACTTGCGGAAGCAACTGCTGAAGAGCCACACGTAGTTATCGGACCAGTCGTTGACAAGTTGATGCGTCACCGTCCACTCGGATGGTACGGCGTACTTGGCTTCGCTCGTTACCGTGAAGAGGCTCTCTACCGCGTAGAGACATCTTCTTCAATCAACTACTAATAGTTAATTGACGGCAGTGCAGGGTGCATATTTGAACAGTACCCTGCATTGCAGCCAGTCAACTAAGGAGACTAATGACTAAGTACTATCTAACCCCACCAACGGTGGAGTACGGTCCAGCAGGCGGTGGACGTTTGTTTATCCGTTATAAGTTGACACGTGGCGAAAGCCTAATGCGCGTTAATGGCGTATGGTCTCAGACAGCCTTTCCTACTGAGGATGTAATAAAAGAAGCAGAACTATTTTATCTTGGTGGTCATGAGTATGAGATTAGCCAAGGTGTTTATGTAGAGTTAACCAATGCAGGATACGGGGCAAACGTAAGGGCGGAGTAATGGAGCACCAACATATAAGTAAGGTGCTTGAATGGGGATTCACAGAAGACCATAACTTTAAAGCAAGCCTTTGGGGTTGCGTGTTGTGCGATGTTAAAGCAGATAAACCATTTGAGTATGAAGACATTTCAATTGACCACAGCGCATGCGATGATGACTGCTTTGGCTGTAAGGCTAAAGGATTGCAGTTAGCAACTGGAGATGCCGCAGGTAATATTATTGCTAGTGGTACTACCCAGAAGAAATGGGACAAAGAACTAGATTTCTACAAACAAGCAAGGTCGCAAGGCGTACAGCCCCAAGGCACAAATCGCAAGGCTGTAGAAAAAGCACTCGAAGCATCAGAGGTTTTAAACAAACCCTACAATGCGGAAAAGATGCCAGAAGCAAAACACATCACAAAAGAAGTAGTATCCGTCATGAAAGAGATTGGAAAAATATAATGGCTACAATGAAAAAGGCTGCTCCTATGTCTAAGAAGGCGGACATGAAGCAAGACGCCGCAATGATGAGAGGCATGAAGCCTGCACAGAAGGCTGCATTTAAGAAGGCTGACATTAAGATGGACAAGAAGAAGCCATCTGCAGCAGCAGATAAGCGTATGGACACAGCGCTTCGCAACAAGATTATGAAGAACAAGAAGGGCTGATTATGTGCACAGCATGTGGATGTAAAGATACAGCAGTAACAATTGACGCACCAGTGCGTACAAATACCAAGCATGTTGCACCATCATATACAGGTGCATCTAAGGTCGGTGGGCAAGAGTTGCATAACTCAGATGCCTCAGTAATCAAAGGCTGGAATGTTCCAGCACCATACGGAAAAGGAAAATAAATGGCTAACGAATATATGAATAGCAACGTAACTGGTGCAGGACTAACTGTTCCTGCTAAGGTACGCAAGGCTGCAACTGACAAGTCATCTGTAACATCAGACTACAAGTCACAGCCAGCACCAGGACAGGCTCCAACATCTGCTCCACGCTCAGGCGGAGGAACTTCTAGCGGACCTGCAACTGTCATCCAAGGCGTTTACACACAGCCTTCTGGCGGACGTAAGATTTAATTATGGCTGACCGTAAATCAGCAGAAGACCGTTCTAACATGAACTCAATTTACAAGCCTGTTGCAGGTTACATTAGTAACGTAGTAAGTGCATACAAGGCATGGGATAAGGCAAAGAATCCTAATCCTCGCGGTAAAGAGACAGGTCAGTTCTACGGCGCTCTACTACAGAACCGTCGTTACGATAAAAACGGAAAGCAAAAATAATGGCAAAGGGTATGGGTTTTAAAGCAGCCCAAAAATCTATTGCTAAAAAGCAAGGCATTCCTATGAAGAATGCTGGAGCAATCCTAGCAGCGGGTGCACGTAAAGCATCACCCGCAGCAAAGAAAAAGAATCCAAACTTAAAAAAGGTTAAGGGAAAGTAAATGGCTAAATCACCAGCATGGCAGCGTAAAGAAGGCAAGTCACCTACGGGTGGACTAAATGCAAAGGGACGTGCATCCGCTAAGGCTCAGGGTTCAAACCTAAAGCCACCTGTCAAGGCTGGTGACAATCCACGCAGAGCAAGTTTTCTTGCTCGCATGGGTAACATGCCTGGACCAGAACGTAAACCTAATGGTGACCCTACCCGCTTGTTGTTATCGCTTCAAGCGTGGGGGGCGTCATCAAAGTCAGATGCAAAAAAGAAAGCCGCTGCTATTAGCGCACGTAACAAAGGCAAGAAGTAATGGCTAAGAAAGTTTGGGAAACACCAAACCCAAAGAAAAAATCAACACCATTAACATCTGCTGCTAAAGCATCAGCAAAGGCTGCTGCTAAAAAGGCTGGTAGAAAATACCCTAACCTTGTAGACAATATGCGTGCAGCACAGAAGAAGGGAAAGAAATGACAGTTTATGGAACTGCTATATATAACGGGACTTCATACACATTGTATGGTCGTCCTGGCTCTACCCTTCGTGATGAATTAAATAGACTTAAAAACGGTGGAGAGTATCCACCTTACACAGAATACACCGATGAAGACGGTGCGGTAAATGACTGGGTGGGAACACCACCAGGAACACCGCTTATGTCTGCACTTAATTTAAAAGCAGACCCTAACCGCAAGTACCCTAATTATAAGGGACACAATGCTGTTGCCTCAGAAATTGCTGGCATTACTGACCCTGCTAAATACCTTGAGATTGTTACAGCACTAAGAACGGTTGCTTCATGACAACACTTAATAATTTAATTGACGATGTTCAGATGGACCTTAGCGGTTATACATACCGCCAAGACCGTGTCACCTATTTGCTTACAGATACAAGTAGTTCTGACCTAGTACTAAACGTAGCATCAACAGACAATATCGGAAAAGGCGTCATTGAAATTAACGATGAGATGATGTGGGTGGATTCATATGACCGTCAAACAAACACTATTACCATTGCTCCTTTTGGTCGCGGATACAACGGCACTACTGCTGCTGCTCATACGCTTAATTCAAAAGTAACTATTACTCCAACTTATCCACGCGCTGTAGTTAAGCGTGCAATTAACGATACAGTTGGTGCAGTATACCCAAAGGTATTTGCAGTCAGTGCAACAGAGTTATCATTCCTTGCTAGCCGTACTACCTACCCATTGCCAGCAGATGCCATTCAGATTCTTTCAATGGCTTGGCAGTCAGTAGGACCTACAAAGGAATGGCTCCCAATACGCCAATGGCGTTGGGACCCTATTGCTAACAGCGGCGCGTTCCCAACGGGACGCACCGTATCTATCTATGATAATGTTCTGCCTGGTAGAAAGATACAGACAGTATACGCACACTTGCCAGTAACCATGACTAGCAACACAAGTGATTTTGAACTCACTACAGGCTTGCCTTCGTCTATGCGTGACGTTGTGGCATACGGTGCAGCATGGCGTCTGTCATCCTACATTGACCCAGCACGTGTATCTATTACATCTCCACAGGCTGATGAAATTGACAGCAAGCGTCCATATGGCACAGGTGCCAATATCACTAAACAACTTCAGGCTCTATACCTCAATCGTCTTGAGGAAGAATCATTAAAGCAAAAACTTCAGTACCCAACCCGCGTCCATTACAGCCGATAGGTAAATAGATGACAACTCGTAAATACAGTTCTCGTTCACAGCAAACAACATTAACAGCAGCAGTCACCTCTGGTGCTACAGTTATACCAGTAGCCAATGCTACAAATCTTTTAGGTGGCGTATCATTTTCTACTGCTGGTACATTCACAGTTGTCCTAGACCCAGATACAGCGCTTGAAGAAATTGTCGAAGTAACCAGCGCAAGTTCTAATAACCTGACAGTTACACGCGCCATTGACATGGCGGGTACTACGGCTCAAGACCACTCAGCGGGTGCAGTGGTACGCCATATGATTATTGGTCGTGACCTTCGTGAGTCTAACTTACACATTGAGGCAACGGCTGCCTATAACGATGGTACTGGCGTTCACAGCCTACACGGTCTTGGTGCTGGAGATGGCGACCTTGTTGGTACAGATAAAACTCAAGTACTAACAAACAAGGATTTATCTAGTGTTACAAACACACTCTCAACATCTGTTGTTACACTAAGTGGAGCACAAACACTTACCAATAAGACTTTAACATCACCTGTTCTTACAACCCCAGCATTAGGTACACCAGCATCTGGTGTGCTTACCAATACAACTGGTCTTCCAGTATCTACTGGTATCTCTGGTCTTGGAACAGGCGTAGCAACATTCCTTGCTACACCAACTAGCGCAAACCTTGCTGCTGCAGTAACAACTGAAACAGGTTCTGGCAATTTAGTATTTGCTACTAGTCCTACACTGGTAACACCAGTACTAGGTGCAGCAACTGCAACTACAATCAACGGCACAACAATTCCAACCAGCGCAACTCTTATTAAGACTAGCGATACTGGCACAGTAACTAGCACAATGATTCTTGATGGTACAATTCTTAATGCAGATATAAATGCATCTGCTGCCATTGCTAAGAGCAAGTTAAACCTTGGCGGAACTATTACTTCTGCTGACCTTGTAGATGGAACTATTGTTGCAGCCGATATTGCTGACGCTACTATTACCGCAGCCAAAATGGTTACTGACCCATATGCCCGTGCTAACCACACAGGCACACAGACTGCCTCTACTATCTCAGACTTTAACACAGCAGTTCGTACTAACCGTTTAGACCAAATGGCTACACCTACAGCAGCAGTTGCTATGGGTGCTCAAAAGATTACAGGTCTTGCAGACCCTACATCTGCACAAGATGCAGTAACTATTAATTACATTGAAGGACAAAAGGGTGTTATCAATGGCATTGCACCACTTGATGGTACAGGTAAAGTTCCTATTGACCATTTGCCAGCCCTTGCTATTTCGGAAACATTTGTTGTTACATCACAGTCAGCAATGACTGCACTCTCAGCACAAACTGGAGATGTAGCGGTTCGTACAGATGTTAATAAATCATTTATTCTTACAGCAACACCTGCTTCCACTCTTGCTAACTGGCAAGAACTTCTTACTCCAACAGATGCAGTGTTATCTGTAGATGGTTTAACTGGAGCGGTAAGCCTGTCGGGTACATACCTAAACAGCACTACTGGAACATTGCTGGGCAATCTTGCTGCTGGTGGGTTTAAGGTTACTGGTCTTGGTACCCCTACTTCTGATGCAGATGCTGCTACTAAAGTATATGTAGATACAGTTGCTGGTTCTGCTACTGCTGCTGCAGCCTCTGCTGCTGCTGCTGCTGCGTCTTACGACTCATTTGATGACCGCTACCTTGGTGCTAAATCAACACCACCATCTGTAGACAATGACGGTAATGCTCTTATTACTGGTGCTATCTATTGGGACACAACATCTAACAATATGTATGCTTGGTCAGGTTCTGCTTGGGGTTCTATTTCTTCAACTGCAGCAATCTACCGTTATCGCTTTAATGCATCTGGTGGAGAAACATCAGTATCAGGCACAGACTCTAATGGTTTAACACTATCCTACATGCCTGGCAAGGCTCAGGTATATCTCAATGGTGTGCTTCTTGTTCCAACAACTGACTATACAGCAACAAGCGGAACAAGTATTACATCTCTTGCAGCCCTTGCTTCTGGAGACATTCTTGAGATTATTACTTTTACAGCATTTGAACTAGCCTCTGCAATTGAAGAGACAATCTTTGATGCTAAGGGCGACATCCTAGTAGGAACTGCTGCAGATACTGTTGGCAAATTAGCAGTAGGTACTAATGGATATTTCCTTAAGGCTGATTCATCTACTGCCACAGGCTTAACCTGGGGAGCAGTAGACCTATCATCTTACCTAACTTCTTCAACAGCAGCATCAACTTACGCAACTATTACAACAGAAAATAACAACACCATTATGAACATAATGGGTGCATACTAAGAAGGGTAGTAACTAATGGCTACAACATCTAAAGTGCTGGCTAGAACAGCAGCCTCTACATCAAATGCAACACTATATACAACTCCATCAGCGACGACTACAGTAGTAACTAATATTGTAGTAGCAAACACAGCATCATCTGCTGCTACGTTTGACCTTGCTCTTGATGGCGTACAGATTTTTAATGATACAGCCTTGGCTGCAAACTCAACAGCAATGTTTGACTTAAAGCAAGTACTTGTTGCAACTGACCTTATTGAAGGTTCGGCATCAGCAACTACAGTTACATTTCACATTAGCGGAGTGGAGATAGCGTAATGGCATCAACAGTATTTCCAGCACCTAGTGCTGCAGGTTTAACACAAAAGACACAAACATTTACAAGTACAGGTACTTGGACATCCCCTGCAAATGTAACAACTGTTGATGTATTTTTAGTTGCAGGTGGTGGCGGAGGTATGGGTGGTTATTCCCCTAGCAGCCAATCTGGTGGTGGAGGCGGTGGAGGTGCTGTTCTAAAAAGAGAAATAACAGTTGTTCCTTCAACAACTTATACAATTACTATTGGCGCTGGTGGTGCTGGTGGCAATGGTGCTTCTGGATTAAATCCTCCTGGAAGTAATGGAGGTAACTCTACTTTTGGTGCTTTACTAACTGCCCAAGGCGGTGGCGGTGGTAAGGCTCAAACTGGTGGTACTGGCGGAGGTGCTGGCACGGCAGGAGGAACTTCTGCTAGTGGTGGCGGAGGTGGTGCAGGAGGTCCTGGCGGAAATGGCGGTGGTACTTCTAGTGCCTCCTCTCAAGCCAGAGGCGGTAAAGGCAATCAGGGCGGCGCAGGAGGTTTTGCCAGCAGCGGTGGTATTCCTGGCGTTGGTGGTATTGGTATTGATGGCTTCGGTGGCGGTGGAGGCGGGGGCGGAGGCTCAGGTTCTGGCGGTGCTGCAAGCAGCGGTGGTGGTAACGGTAATGGCGGTAGTGGTGGCTATGCAGGAACTGCTAACACTGGCGGTGGTGGTGGTGGTAGCGGTACTAACACCAGTACTGGTGGCGCTGGTGGTTCAGGCTACTGTCGTATTACCTACTGGTCATAAGGAGATAAACTATGGAAGAACATTACGCATTTATTAAAAACAATCGTGTAGAAAACATTGCTGTTTTTGCCTCACAAGATGAAGAACTTGCTGACCTCGTAGCGCAAGAACAAGGCTATGACGATGCCGTATGGGTTGGAGAAGATAAACCTGTAAAATATTCATCATATGATGGAACAACATTTACCGACCCAACAGAAGAATATTTAATTTCTATTGGAGTTATGGAACCAGAGGCAACTGATGAGTAAAGCAAGAGACCTAGCAAATGCAGGTACTGCATTAACTACTGTATCGGCAACTGAACTAGGATATGTAGATGGTGTTACCTCTGCTATTCAGACACAGATAGATACTAAGGCTCCAACTGCTACACCTACTCTTACTGCACCATTGGTAATCAGCCCAGAAGAAAGAATGACAGTATCTGCTACGGCAGCAACTGGCACTATTAACTTTGATGCTGACACTCAAGGTGTTCTGTACTATACAACTAATGCTTCTGCTGACTGGACTCTTAATGTTCGTGGCTCAGGCTCAACAACCATTAACTCTAAGTTGGCTACTGGTGATTCAACTACAGTTGCTTTCTTAGTCACTAATGGTTCAACAGCATATAAGCACTCAGCACTTACCATTGATGGTTCAGCACAGACGGTTAAGTGGTCTGGTGGAACTGCTCCATCTGCGGGTAACGCATCTGCAATAGATGCCTATTCTTTTACAATCATTAAGACTGCATCAGCGACTTACACAGTCCTTGGTGCTGGTCCCATTAAATACGCTTAAGGAGATATAGATGCCATTGTTTACCCCCGTTGGTGGTGGAGGAATTGGTAAGGCTGCAATAACTTCCACTACTGGTTCACCATCTGTTGACACAAGCAGCCGTGCTGGTAAAACTATTTACACATTTAACGCCTCTGGTTCTATTACTGTTGGCACTGCTGGCACTGCTGAAATTCTTGTTGTAGGCGGTGGTGGTTCAGGCGGAAGAGCCGAAAGCGGTGGTGACGGTGCTGGAGGTGGCGGAGCAGGTGGAGTAATATATCGTGCTTCACAATATCTTCCAAGCGGAACATTAAATATATTAGTAGGTGCTGGTGGCAATGCCACAAATGCTGATGGCTTAGGTCAAATTGGTTTTCCAAGTGCTATTGATGCGCTAATTACTGCAGTAGGTGGTGGTAGAGGCGGTGGCGCATCTAATAGACGGGCAAGCATTGGTGGCTCAGGTGGTGGCTCTGTTGGTGGAAGTTTTTATCAACAAGGTAGTGGTATCAGTGGGCAAGGTTTTGCTGGCGGTGAAGCACGCTCTAATCACGGTGGTGGTGGGGGTGGTGGTTCTGCCGTTGGAGTAAATGCAACAAGTTCAAAAGGTGGCAATGGTGGTGCAGGGTTTGCTTCATCTATTACTGGTTCATCTGTAACTTATGCAGGTGGTGGTGGCGGTGGAGGATACACCGCAGTTGGCACTGGCGGTTCAGGTGGTGGCGGTAACGGTGGAGGCGGAGGTAGTCCAGGTTCTGGAACTGCAGGAGGCACAAACACAGGTGGTGGTGGTGGAGGTGCTGGTCGTGGAAACTTTAATGGTTCCAATGGTGGTTCAGGTGTAGTCATTATAGTAACTGGCTAACTTACAAAATATTACAAGGGTGGTATAATTTACTATGGATAAAAAATATCACTTTCTAGCAGGGCTACCACGAAGTGGTAACACACTTCTATCTTCAATATTTAATCAAAACCCAGACATCTATAGTAGTCCACTAAGCCCTATTGCTGGGCTTATGTGGGACTATAGAGGTTCATATCATACAGAAGCAATTACTCGCAATAAAGAAAACAAACTTAGGGCTGATGAGTTTTTATCTTCTTTTATGAATAACTTTTATAAAGATATTGAAAAGCCAATAGTAATTGATAGAGAAAAAAATTGGGGAACACCCGCTAACTTGGCTTTAATAAAAGAATACATAACACCGACCCCTAAAATTATAGTTACGGTTCGTGATGTGTTAGACATTATTGCTTCTTTTGTTAAGATGGATGCTGACTACTTAAAAACAAATACTGCAAACAGTTCAAGTTTTTATCTTAACTATCGCTCAGAAAAAGATTGTGTAGTAGAATATCTAATGGCTCCTAATGGTGAGTTAGATAGAGCACTGCTTGGTTTAGCAACTGCTTTCTTGCCAGAGAACAAAGGTATGTTCCACATTGTAGAGTATAATGATTTAGTCCTTAAGCCAGAAGAAACAATGTCTGGTATCTACAAATTTTTAGAGTTACCTGAGTATGAACATAACTTTAAGAAGATTGAAAAGGTAGAAATAGACGATGATGAATCTATAGGACTGCCTAAGAATTTACACGACATAAGAAAAAGTCTATCTAAGTCTACAACCAGTACGGACATACTATCAGATTATATAAAGCACAAGTATTCTAATATGGAGTTTTGGCGTAAAGATTCCTTAATGAAAATTAAAGGAAAAGATTTTTAGGGGATAGCATGTGTAAACAGTGCGAGAACTGCTCTAAGGAGCATGGTCGTACCATAGACGACGCAGTAGACGAAGCAGAAGCATCAATTATATAAGGAGATACAGTGGCAAGAGACATTACCGATGGTAGAAGTACCCGTGCTATTGCCGTTGACATTGGGCTAAACACTGGCACTATCTGGCAAAACTCAGGTGTGCAGTATGACTTTGCTATTGGTGGTCTACCTTTTCTAGGTGCAATTGATGACGAGCATCCATACGAACGCGCAACTGCACAGTTTCGTAAGCAACAGTTTGACTCACAACGTGACCCAGGAGAGCAATCGCTCTCTAACTGGTGGTTACGTAGCCAGATGTCATTCCATGCTGGTGAAGGTATTGTATTCTATGACCCACTAGCCAACCCGTACTCAACAACTATTGCATCTAATGCATACCGCATTAAAGAATCATACGGTGTAGATATTTGGACTCAAGGTCAGGTTACATTACTTAAAGATGTAAACTATGTACACCTTACTACACAGGAAATTAATGCATCTACACGTATGCCAGGTCAAATTATGCGTACTATTCATTATAATGATACTGATGCTTTTCTTTTATTAGATGGTTATGATATTGACCGTATTGATGCAGATGGAACGCTTAGCAATTGGGTTGATTATACAGTTGGAACTAACGACCCTGTATACGCTATGTGTGATGACGGTCAGTTTGCATATTGGATAACCAATGATACTGCTTCGGGCAAACTTGAAATGGATAAAAAAGCATTAAATGCTACATCTGGTGTTTCACCTACTGTTATGTTTACTAGAACAGGAACAACAGTAACAAGAGCAGTAATGGAATATGCTAAACATCGTATAGTTGTAGCAGTAAACAATGTCATATCTACAGTACCTACAAGTGCATCTACATCAGCATCTCTTGTTGATATTTATACACATCCTAATACTAGTTATGTATTTACTAGTATTGCTGAATCAGGTACTGCTGTATATGTATCTGGTTTCTTAGGTTCTCACTCTTCTATTTTCCGTATGAATGTTGATAATGCAGGTGCTATGCCAGCATTAACATCAGCCGTAGTGGCTGCTGAAATGCCAGAGGGTGAAATTATCCACAAGATATACACATATCTTGGTGCATATATGATGATTGGTACAAGCAAAGGTATCCGCGTTGCGTCTATTGACGCCAATGGTTCTCTTACTTACGGTCCAATTATTGTACATACTGACCAGCCTTGCTATGATTTTTGTGCACGGGATACTTATGTGTGGTGTGCAACAGGTGTAAGTGGTGAGCCTGGTCTTATCCGAATTGACCTTAGTAATGAAATTGAACCCTTACGGTTTGCATACGCTCATGATATACACTTTGATAATTACACAGGTACAATAACAACTGCTTGTGCTTTTGTTGGCAATAGTGACCGTATTGCTTTTGCTATTGCTGCAACAAGTGCAGATACACTTGTAACTAACAAGGCTCTTACTTCCAATATTGCTACGCTTACCATGTCATCAGACCATGGCTTAGCCGTTGGCGATATGGTTTGGGTAGAAGGCGTTGACGCTACATTTAATACTGGCTCACCGTATACAGGTGACGCAGTGTTATCTATACCTACAAGTACAACATTTACTTACGCTCGCAGTACAAGTAACGTAGCCTCTACTGCCGTATCATCTTCTGCTGCTAAGGTAAAGAAAATTGGTGCTGTTTACATTGAGGATGCAACACAGTTGCGTACTAACGGGTACATTGAGACAGGTCTTATTCGATACAATACGCTAGAGCCTAAGAACTTTAAACGCATAATGGGGCGTGGTGTATTTGACTATGGCTCTATGACTATACAGACACGTAGTCAAGGTGGCACGCTTTATGATGCTATCTCATACGATGCTGCTATTGGCTCACCTGAAGTTACTATTACTGCACCTGCTGGTGCACAAGACTCTATGGGTCTGCGCTTTGTGCTTTATAGAGATGCAACCGATGATACTAAAGGTCCTACATTTAAGGGCTATCAACTAAAGGCTGTGCCCGCTACTCCACGTAATCGTATCATTACGATTCCGTTATCTAATTATGATACTGAAACCGATAAGTATAACCTGACTGTTGGCTATGAAGGTAGAGCAAAAGAACGCCTGTTTGCCCTTGAAACACTTGAGGCATTAGGTGATGTTATAACTTGGCAAGACCTGCGTACTAACGAGATACAGCAATGTCTTATTGAAGAAGTTAAGTTTACGGATTTAACGCCACCAGATAAAAGACTTACTGGTTTTGGTGGCATTATCACTCTTACAATTAGGACGGTTTAATGAGCGCAATGGATTGGGCTGGCTTAACAGTAGCCCTTATGACAATTACAGCAGGCTTTGCTGGTCTTGTTCGATGGCTTGTTAAGCACTATCTAAGTGAACTACGCCCCAATGGGGGCAGCAGTCTTCGTGACTCGGTCAATAGATTAGAGGATAGAGTGGACCGCATATACGAAATGTTATGTGAAAAATAAAATGGGTTTCATATTACCTGAACCATTGTGGGGGACACCAACAGCACCTCAACCTGATTGGTATGAGGACGACGACGAAGACTAGAAAGGTCTGACTTGAAACTTCCCCGTTTACTTGCAGTTATCTCTATTGTAGTGGGTACTTCTTTATTTTCTTTGCCGTTTGCTAATGCTACTTCTGCTTACACAACAGTAGTGTGTGCTAACGCACAAGGTCAAACACATACAGCACAAATTGGTTGGGATAATAACCAATCATTCTTTGATGGCAAGGGATATATTCCTGCCTTTTATTGCACGGGTGGATATGCAGGACAATACAACATTTACGTTAGTGATAATCTTTCTGACAGTTCTCTTGGTTACTATGCTGGCTTAGTGCCTAATGTAAGTCCCACTCCGATGCCCGTCGTTGAGCCAACTCCTGAACCCTCTGTGCCTCCAACGCCTGAGCCTGAGCCAACTCCAACTGTCGAACCTTCACCTTCTCCTGAGCCAGTTGTAACTCCTGAGCCTTCACCAGAACCCTCAGTTGAGCCAACTCCCCAACCGTTGCCGTTGCCAGAACCAACGCAAGAACCGACACCGCAGCCATCACCAGAACCTGCGCCTGAACCAACGCCTATTCCTTCCGTTCCACAAATACCAGTAGTAACAGAACCAGAGTTACCACCAGCAGTGGAGCCACTGCCACCTGTAGAAGAGCCACAAACACCTGCTCCAGAACCTGAACCAATTCCATCTGAACCACCTCCCGTTCCAGAACCAGCGCCTGAGCCTCCTGCTCCAGCGCCTGAACCAGAACCTGAACCTGAAATTGTACAGGTAGATGAGGTTGAGTTGGAGGCGCTGCCTCCCGACACGCCAGTTGAATTATCAAATGGTGTTGTAGTTACGGCACAGGTAGCAATAGCAGTTCAATTATTACAAGACCCAGCAGCAATGCTGCAAGAAATATTTACAAACCCAGGCGCAGCGTTGGCTGCGTTGGGGTCAGTTGGTGCAGACATGACACCAGAAGTGAGAGAACAATCCGAGAAGGTAGTCGTATCTGCCATTATCGCAGGGGGTATAGCAACACAAGCAGCAGCATCCGCTGCAGCAGGAGCCACCTATAGGAGAAAACCATGAAGAAATTTTTATCAGATATTGCCAACCAATTATGGACACTCCTTGGAATGTTCGTTGCTTGGGTAGTCCTTGAAGGTTCTGCCAAATCAATAGTTGGTTATGCAATTGGTATATGCCTCATCATCTGGGGTATTACTTTCCCGCTACGTAACCTAAAGGACGAAGAATAATGGAAACATTTAAAAGTGTAATGATGAGAATTCTTGCTGTAATTGCAGCAGAGTCTCTTGGAGTTATTGGTGCTGGCTCTTTAGTTGGCATTGAAGTATGGCAGGCAGGCGTTCTTGCTGGTGCACTTGGTGCAATGAAGGTTATTGAAGCGCTTGCTCGCTTCTACCTAGCAGATGGAAACCTATCAGCAGAAGAAATCAACGAGGCATTTGCTAAGGTAGATGCAAAGAAGGGCGAATAATGGGACAGCGTTTAGACTTTATTGAAACAGCCAAGTCACAACTTGGTGTTATCGAAGGTCCAAAGGATAATGAAACTAAGTATGGTGCATTCACAAAGGCTAACTTCCTACCTTGGTGTGGGTCATTTGTTAACTGGTGTGCCAATGAGGTCAACCTAAAGATTCCTAACTGTGTATCTACAGTTAATGGAGCCTCAGCATTTATGAAGAAGAACCAGTGGGAGAAGGCAAGCAATACAGCACAGCCACTACCAGGGGATATTGTATTCTTTGATTTCCCTAATGATGGTGTTGACCGTATCTCACACATTGGAATTGTCGTTAAAGATAACGGCGATGGAACGGTCACTTGTATCGAAGGCAATACTGCCCCAGATAAAAAGGGCGACCAGCGCAATGGAGGGCAAGTATGCCTGAAGGTGCGTGCGTTCAAGAAGAAGAATGGTTCCAAACTACGCAAGTCACAAGCCGTGACAGTCGTTGGTTTTGGTAAGCCAGTATTCAAATCATAAGGAGAACCCATGTTCGATAAAGAAAAGTTAAAGCAGATAGCGCTGTCCTATGGACGCGCAGCAGTAGCATCAGCAGTAGCCCTATATACAGCAGGTCAGCATGACCCAAAGATATTGGCAACTGCGTTCCTTGCAGGTCTTGTTGGCCCAATCCTCAAGGCTTTGGACAAGAATGCTCCAGAATTTGGACGCACCAAGTAGCCTAGCAGTGCCCCTCACACGCCTTCTAAGGGCGTTTTAAGACAAGAAGCCCCCAGTTCGGTACATTAACCTACCGACTGGGGGTCTTTTTTCTATTTCTACTTCTTTTTTACGGTGCGCTTGCGACCTGCTGGGTGTTTCTTCTGGGTCTCAACGCGGTCTAGTTCATCAAAGTATTCCTCTAACGCCTTGTTTACACGACGGCGTTCAATGATGTCTGCTGTGTAGTCAAGTACTGTTGTAAGTACATCTCGTAGTACAAAGGCAATGAATACTCCTATGATTATATCGTTGGTTGTTAACATGATTCTCCTATGCGTAACTAAGGTATAGCGGTTGTGGAATTATATTAAGTTTTTTACGGAGGTCAGCACGCTGGTGCTCTGTTGTGTTACCCCAGTACCCTAACACTGCATGGTTGAGTGCATAGTTAAGACACTCAGTCTTGACCTGACACCCACTACATACCCTTCTAAGGGTAGCAATGTCGCTGTATGTACTGGAACCATCTGGCACAAAGAATGCTTCTTCGTCTGTACCTTGACAAGCAGGTGTACTACTTGGTCGGAACATCTTTATCCTCCTGTTGAGTAAAAGCCACCGCCATTGAACTTAATGGCTGGCGCTGTCCAGATTCTAACCATTGTGTTCCCACATGTGGTACATGGGATTGGTGCTGGGTCTTGTACTTCCACCACCGAGCCACATGTTTCGCATTTAAAGTCATAGTTTGGCATCACTCACATCCATCTATCTCTGTTGGTGCAGTTGTGATAGTCCCACACTCTACACATTCTTGTTTCAAATCATACCAGCCAACTGCTCTGGTGTCCTCATCCCACATAACGGTTATCTTAAACATAAGACAACCGCATATGCAGGCAAAGGTGGGCGTACCTCTAAGGTCGTCCATTGTTCCAGAATAACTTATAGAATTCAAGGTCAAAGGCAAAGCGTTTCATGTGCTTGACTACCGCACCCGTGTGTGCAAACAAGGGCACACCAGCCTCATACATTAACTTAAAGAAGTTTATGTCTTCAGATACAAACTTGTCACCTACACCAGTCTCATTAAAGAATGGTTTATCACCATGAACTTTAAGCATCTTTTTAATTGCACTACGGTGCATAAGCAAGAACCCAAAGCCTGCTGAATTTACTGGTATTAATGCATCTTTTGGTAACGGATGCACGTATGCCATTTTAAATTCTTCACCATCAACAAAGTTAAACAAGGCTGGATATGGAGCCATAAGCGATTGCTCGTTTTCCTTGGATACAAAATAAGTACCCGATACAACAGGACGGTTAACAGAATCAACTGAACGCCATACTTTTTCTAATGCTTCGTTAGTAAGAACTATGTCGCTATCTACCCATAGTATCCAGTCAAAGTTTGTTTCTTTGTACCAAAACTCCATTGCTTGTTGGCGCTGTCGTCCTATCTGGTTACCTTGTACACGCATTGCTGATGCAATAGGTAGTGGGCTGCTAAGTACTGAGTAAATAAGACCTTCGGCAAACTTACCATCTACTGTACCGTTGTCACACCAACATAAAATAATTTTATTATTCTGTGTGTTGGGTTTCATTGTTTGTTTCTTCGACTGTGTCTTTGTCATGGTATGGTCTCCACCCCCCTAAGTTCTTAACAAGCGATGCAAGCGCACGCTCTACTTTCTTACGTGCACCATCTGGTGTGCTATCCATTTCTTTAGATAGTGTTGCCCAGTCTGGTTGTTCTACACTAAAGCGTAAACGCAACACATTTTGTTTTGCTTCCGTTAACTTGTAGTAACCTGTTGCTATATCTGAGCGTAGGGCTAGCCAATTGTTACCATCACTGATTTCATTTGACTTGACTTGGCTGCCCAAATCCTTGATTTTAACTGGTATTTCGTAGGTCTCACCAATGATGGAAGGCAAGAAAGCCTCTACAACTGACACATCATAGTAGTATAAATCGGACATATCGTACCCAATCTTCTGGGATTTAGCCCGTTCACAATACTTTAATGCTGCATTTCGTAGAGACTTAGCGATAAGTTTATCGCGGTCCTTTTGCTCTAATGCTGACCATTCTTTGTACTTGCGTGGGTGTCCAACAAACCACACCCACAACTCTTGTGCAATGTCATCTCGCTCAAGCATGCTGTACTTGCGCGAGTAATCTGTTGCTAGAGTCTGTACCATTTCGTTATACTCTTCAATGTAATTCATTATGGAATAATTACCTGACCATCTACAATTGGTACAGCAAACGGTGTAACTTTGTTACCTGTCTGCACTAGGATACCAATGCCTTGCTGCCAGTTGGCGCTACCTGAAGTAAGGTAACTTGCCTGTGCCATATCCATCATATGTCCGACTTCTAATCCGTATAGAGTATTAGTCTTGCCATAAAAACCTGTAGTCTCATGTTGTAAACCAACACGATGCGTGTGCCCACACACTACTGATTTACCTAAACGTTTTGCTAGGTTCAATGCAGTAGCACCTGGTGCACGGTTAAGTGCGCCTTCATCTCCATGTGCCATAACCCAACCAGGTAATAACTCATGCATCTTATGCAAGTAATTGATACCTAGTTTTTTATAGCCAAGTAGTTCCTCAATCTTAAGTGAGGTTAGGCTGCTAAATGCTGGTGCAAACTTACGCATGTAAGTATCAATGCGGTCAGTATGGTTAGAGCGTTGGACATAGAACGGTTTGTTCTTACCTAACGCTGTCTTATAATCAGACATTATTTCATTTGTTAAATCAATGCTGTCTTGTAGTGTATCTGCGTATTCACCAAGCATGCCTTTATTCCAGCGACTTGGTTCGGGTGCATCGAGTTCATCTCCTACACACCAGAGTTCATCTGGTTTGTAATCGCGGATGAAGTCTAACGTAGCATCTACGGCTGTGTTATCTTGATAAGGAATCTGAAGGTCACTGAGGACCACGACTCGCTTTGATTGTTTCGCCATTTGAATTGGGTAAACCTTCCCACTGTCCACGTTGAACAAGTAGCCCAATTATAGCGTAGTTTGCTAGGTCAATTAGGGTATCTTCAATAGACTCGTAGTTCGGCGTGTCGCCTGTATCTATCAGGTTGTTGAGTCGTGCCAACTTGTCATACATACGTACTCGTAGCCCATTCATTGCACCACCTGGTGCACCTGATATGTTCATTGGTCCATAGTCTGCATGCTTCTTAAGCATGATGGTTTGTAATTCATTTCCAATTATAAATAGGTCATCAGGATTCTTCATTGAGTATGTCCTTAAGTGTGTGGTCTAGGTCTTGCATGGCTGCTTCTACTGTAAATTCTTGCCAAAGAAAGTCTGCTTGTCCATCCTTGCTGGCTACTAATAGCGCAGCCATCATGATAATCAAGCGTTGTGCTTCCATTGGGTCATCATTAATCGTGTAGTAAATGTCTTCAAGTACAGCCAGTACATCCATAGTTTTATTACTAGATACTGGTATGCCTACAGTAAGTCCTTCATGAGCCATGTGCTCCCAGAAACTTTCATCCAATGGTAATGCATTCTCTGATTCGTTCGTCAATCCATTCACTCCCCATCTTTATCATCATGCTGTTTACATCTTCGCCTTCTGGCATAGAGATGATGTTTACATTGCCTACCTCACGGCTAATTTTCTTGCCGAACTCTAGCCCTGCTGCATCACCATCTGCTAGTACAATCACAATGTCAAAGTCATCAAGTATCTTAGCGTAATGTGGCTTCCAGTTGTTAGCCCCTGGAATACCTATAGTTGGGTGTATAGTTTTAACTGACATCATAATACAATCGAACTCACCTTCGGTTACGCAGATGTATTTGTCTGCTACGAAGCAAGCCTGTGTGTTAAACATCGTGGTCTTGGCACCGACTAGACCCATGTACTTAGGGTCTTCATTGTGCATTGCACGGAATCTAATATCAACCACACCTGATGGTGTGATGTATGGTATTGCTAGCCTACCTTTGTAAGCATCATGCCCTGGAAGTGGGTCGTCTACCACTCCCAAGTGAAATATGTTTGCCTCTTCTACCGAGAGTTGACGGCTTGATAGATAATCCTTTGCGAGTTCTATCTTGCTGGCGTACCTCTGTGTTGCCAGTAGCAAGAACTGACGCTGCGAACTTGACAGCCTCACGATAATCTCCCCCTTCTTTATACATAATAAGCGAGTAAGTGTCGCCTTTCACTCCACATCCGTGGCATACAAATGCATTCTTATCATAGTTTACTGCAGCACTAGCGTGTGTGTCACCATGAAAAGGACACTTCATCTTACGCCAACCGCTACCTATTGCAGGTGTGTCTGCACCTATGTAGTGGAGATATTCTTCAATGCTTGGCTTCTCCAATTGCTCTCCTTAGTAAGTCTACATATACATAGCCAGGCATGGTGCAGTACCACTCACTAGGGCTTCCCCTACCCTTGCGCTTGTGCCACACCACGCCTGTCCATGCGTTGTCGTTAGCCATCTCGACTATCAACTCTTCTGTCCAACCTGCCAAGTTCATCTTGGCATGGTTCTTTATCTCGATTGTAACTCCAGGTATACCTGAGATGTCACCCTTATCTAGAGTAGCACCAGCCAAACGCCTATCGGCATATGGAAATCCCTGTTCCTTCAAGTACTTAACGACATCGCGTTCTGCACCTGAGCCTTTGGCTTTGGCTGCACTACTCATACTGTCATTTCTACCTGTCTATAGTCTCGGACTACATCTTCTAAGTACATAGATGCAGGGTCAAATGATAAGGATATATATGTTGCACCAGTAGGGTCTGCTTTGCCATAGCGATTTTTAACAGGGGCTACACATAAGTATGCATCTGCACCTTGCAACATCTGACCTACGGTTAACACCATCGCTGGAATCTGTGCAACCTTACCCTGCAATGCAGAGCGAGGCTGACATGGGTAGCCAGGTGCACCTTCTTGTGTGTGGTGTAGCACTAGTACTGCTGCGTTAGTATCTCTTGCAAGATACTTAAGTTCTTTCATCACTGCACGCATACCTGCAAACTCTTCATGTCCATCAATAGCAATGTCCATAAGATTGTCTACAACTATAAGCGTAGGACTTCTACCCCACATGGTCTCAAATGCTGAGACCTCTTCATCTAAATCTTTTAATGTAGGGCTAGGTTCAAAGGACCAATACATATTACCGAACTCTCGTAAGTATTCGGCTGCTTTATCTGGGTCAGTCTTGAGCATATACTCTGACTGTTGCTGTGTAATCTTGGCTTTCATAGCAAGCAAACGCATTGCCATTGTATGTGCATTGGTATCCGCAGAGAAGTATAAGGTAGGTTGTTTTAATCTTGCTGCGATATGCAATGCAATAGATGACTTACCTGCGCCTGGAGTACCTGCTATGACTGTAACTTCTGCTCGTCGCAGAATGATACCTTCACGTTGGAAAGCCTGAAAGGGAGGGGCAAGTGGTTCGCCCCCCACCTCTGGCTTACCGATACTTCGGCGGAGTGTTTTCATTTATGCCTTTGTTTGGTCTGCTACGAATGATGCAAACTCTGGTGAGCCTGCTTTAACATATACGTTAGCGCACTTAGTTGGGTCACCTTGTTTAGCAGGACAGAAGTGTCCCTTGTATGCGCCAAACTTACCTGATAACCCATGGATGCGTGTCATTGTACCGTGTGGACATTGACGAGCGCCTGCTCCTGGTGCTGCATTAGGTACCGAGTCAATGACTGTAGCATTAAATGCTGCTGCAATTGCTGCAGTTGCAGGTGCTGGTGGCACCGCTGCATTAGCGCCACGCACTGCTGTTTCTAACTCGGCTGTTGCAGATGCTAGTGACGCTAGTGTTAGCGCAATTGTCTGGTCTAGTTCTTCTGCATTAGATGCTCGTACTGTTACGAGCGAGCCTGCTAATGACTTAACTGTGATACTGATTGGTGCTTCTGTATGCATGTTACTCCTTGATTGGTGTGACTAGGGATTTTTTTGTATCTCTAAAGGTACGAACTTTCATTGCTAATTCTATACCTTTCCATCCTTGTTTGATGTCAACAAAATGCAGTTCACATTTACCACTGCCTGCTGGCAGGTGGACAATGATTCCTTTCTCTTGGTTAACATCACCCCAAGTACCACGGGTTGTCGTGGCGGGGTCATACGGCAAGCCGTGTGCATACACCGCTAACTGCATGGCAATCTTGTTTGGATATGAGATGCTGCCTGTCTTGAGGTCAGAGATAAACAGTTCACCTTTGTATCTAACTATGCGGTCAGGTGTACCTGCTATCTTGTACTTATCAAGCACGCAGAATTGTTCTATGTTTACATTCTCAAAGTTTTTAGTTGCATCTGCATACGCTTGTATGTCTGCAACATAATCTTCTGGTATGACTCCGAGGTCTTCGCCTCTGTCATACTTCTCTGTTAGTGTGTGGATGGCTGTGCCTATAGTTGCCTGCTTGGTAGCACCTGCTGCTTCCATTGCATCTTCAACTAACTTGTCCATCTCTAACTTGTTATCACGATGTGCACTTGCTGCTAGCAATAGGTCAGGGCGCAGTGTTAATCCTGCTGCTGCCATGCGCAACTTCCATGCAACCAATGCAGTGCCGTCATCTAATGAACCTGCAACTGTAGTTGTTCGTGTGTATGGTACTGGCTTACCACCTTTCGGTGGTACAACCATAGGTCTGCCATACCTATCTCTAGGTATTTCTAACTTTGCCATGATTCTCCTTTGATTAGACCAGAGGGGGTAGGACAAGGAGAGAGCCAAAACCTACCGCCCACTGGTTGTCTCATCATAGCATAAGTGACGGCTTATGCATTGATGTCGTTGCCGCAATGCGGGCAGAACTTTTGTCTGCCGTGTGCTTCCGCAACTACACCTTCAGTTTTTGTTGGGTGGTAGTACACCTTACACCTGTTGCGTACATTAGTACTGCGTACTATGTATCCACCCTTGTGCAGTACTGACAGCACGCCACTAGATGTGCCGTGATGCCAGCCTGTTTCTATTGCTAGTTCTTTCCATGTTAATCCATCGCTTGATTTTCTTAACAGCGTCATGGCTAATGCTTGGTTAGAGTTCTCTCGCTTGTGTACTACATTATGAACTGCTCGTTCTTTAGATGTAGTAGTTCCAGACCAACCAGCAGTACCACCATACGGTAGGTACTCAGCCATTAGTTATCTTCGTCGATGTCGTGGACTTCGATGTTGTCTACATCTACATCTCCACCATAGAATGATACATCTATATCATTCTCTATCATCTGAGTTGCCTCATCTTCATCTTCTGCTTCGACTAAGAATGTACCGTTGATAGTGAATGTTCCACCGTATTTAGTGGTGAGTTTGTGTGAACCAATCTCTTCGAGTAATGTGTTGACATCACCCTTGTTGATTGTTGTTTCACCGTTTTGCCATTCACCTTCACTGAAGAAGTCACGGACATGAGTACGATTGTCACGGATGATTTTGTCATACCTGTCTGCGACTTGTTGGATAGCATCTGTTTCCTTTGCTCGCTCAATGAACTTAAGAACTTCTAGTTCAGTGTATGTAATTGTATTGGTCTCTCCGTTTATATCCATGCTGATACTGATTGTGTTCATGATTGCCTCTCTTTGTTTTCTCTTACGCCAGAAC